AAATCAAGTATAATGGAAATAAACGGATTTATAGTTGATGAATATAATGTACACGGAATACCTACAAAGGCAAAATCTCATACATGCCCTAAATGCTCACATACACGCAAAAAGAAAAAAGATAAATGTATGTCTGTGTTTTGGGATACTGGTCTCGGACAATGTAATCACTGTGGCGAAACCGTTCAACTTCATACTTACAAGAAAAAAGAAAAAATAATAGTGTACACAAAACCAAATTTTAAACCAGTAGCTTCAAAGTATAGCGATAAGTTTATAAATTATATTTGTAATATTCGTAAAATATCTATCGAGGCCGTAAAACGTTTAAAAATCAGAGAGGCCAAAGAATGGATGCCACAAACACAAAAAGAAGAAAACTGTATTTGTTTTGATTACTATTTAGAAAATGAATTGGTAAACGTAAAATATAGAGATGGCCAAAAAAATTTCAAACTTTACAAAGGTGCTGAAAAGATATTTTATAACTTAGATAATATTGCAACATCAAAAGAATGTATTATCGTAGAGGGTGAGTTTGATGTGTTGGCCTTTGCTACTTCAAATATTAATAACGTTGTAAGCGTTCCAAATGGATTTAATTTAAAAGGCGACCATGTTAATTTAGATTACCTAGATAATTATACTGAATACTTTGAGAACAAGGATATTATTTATATAGCTGTTGATAATGACGAGGCTGGACTTAAAGGTCAAAAAGAATTAGTTCGTCGTTTAGGTGCTGAAAAATGCAAGATTATTGATTTTAAAGATTGTAAAGATGCTAACGATTATTTAATCAAGTATGGCCGAGAAGAATTAAAATCTACATTAGCCAACTCTAAAGATGTTAAAATAGAAGGGCTTTTTAGTGTATCTGATGTAAAAGATAGTATGATTAATTCATATCGTAATGGCCAAAAGAGAGGTACTACAACTTACGTTAATGCGATAGATAAGGCTTGGACTTGGCGAGGTGGCGAGGTTAATCTTTGGACTGGTTATCAAAACGAGGGTAAAACTTTAATGTTAAATCAATTTTGCGTTATTAGAGCTATTAATGAGTCGGCCAGAGTTGGTGTATTTAGTCCTGAGAATATGCCTTTAGATGACTTTTATAATGATATTATAGAAATGTATATCGGCAAGAGTGCAGACCCTTACTATCAAAATAACTACATGTCAGAAGAAGAGTTTAAGCGTGGATTAGATTTTTGTGAGGATAATTTTTTCTTAATATATCCTGAAAAAGATTTTAAACTAGAAAGTATTTTTGATAGAGCAAGATATTTAGTAAAGAAAAAAGGAATACGAACTTTAATTATTGACCCTTATAATACAATAGAGCACAAAATGCGAAACGGTGAGCGTGAAGATTTATATATTAGTAGATTTATGGCTCAATTAAAAAGATTCGCAGTTGATTATGATTTAAGTATTAACTTAGTTGCTCATCAATTAACGGCCAGAATAAATGAAAAAGATGGTGGCCGATACTATAAACCAAACCTGAACAATATTAAAGGCGGTGGTACTTTTGCGGATAAGGCCGATAATGTTTTAATAGTTTGGCGACCTAATAGAGCATTAGATTTTAAAGATAGAGAAGTAATATTTGCAAGTCAAAAGATAAAGAAACAAAAGTTAGTAGGTATTCCTCAAGATGTAACAAACATAATGTTTAATATTAGAAGTAATAGATATGATTTTGACGGTGAAAGGCCTTTGGAAAATTTAGAACCTAAAAAAGAAGAAATAAGAATACCAGTAATAACACCAGAGGACGCATTCGGTGCGCCTGATGACCAAATACCATTTTAAAATGATACCATCACTACTAGACGTTAATAGGTACTTAGATAAAAAAGGTTATGTATTAACGGCCGACAAAAACAAAAACGGTATGTATCAATGTGATATTTACAAAGATGGTCAATTCGTTAAGACTGCAAAAAACGAGTATAAAACTTGGGATGAAGCTCAAAGAGAAACTTCTAAAGATATGTTTAACTATTTTATAACGAAACAATGAAAAACTTCACAGGATATCGATGGTGGGAACAAAAGAACCCAGCGTATAGAGAAGCATGTAGACGGAAAGCATCACGAGAATTAATAGAGTTGAAAATTGGGTATGATTATTTTATAAAGCAAACGAATAATCGATAAATGTTAAAGTTTTATGTATTTCGTCGATAATGTTAGTTTTAGTTATGTATATAAGTAAATAAGTATTATTTTTGAGTATCGAAAGGAATTAACCTCGATATTAAAACTAAAACATTATGAAAACTATCGCAGAAAACACAACAGCTACTAAAAACGTAATCAACAAATACAACAAACAAGGATTTGCAGTTCTTTATCCTTGTTATGAGGATGATTGTGATGATGTAAATATGATATACTTGGATAATGGTAACAAAGAATGTTACACGCTAGATAAATCAAAAAGAAATAATGACGATAACGTTATTGTATTAAGAGGTAATGAAATGATGTTAAGACGTGGAAGTGTATATTTAGAAACATTAAATATTAAAAATATATAACTATGACAGAAATAAACAAAATAAGAAAGGCTCTTGGTAATTTATCTAACAATGATATTGCCAAGGCTTTTGGTTATAAAGATGGAGGAAGCTATTGCAGAAGCCACAGAAAAAAGCATATAGATAACGGTATTAAATTTATATATGAGAAAACTTTAGAAACTATGAACAATGACACTAGAACAAATAAAAAATAAAATTGAAAAGAAATTCAATGTAGATTTAAAAGATCCGAGCAAAGAAGAAGATATTATAAAAGCTAAGTATTTATATGTCCATTGTGCTTATTTCTACAGTACAGAAATTACAAGCACTATAAAAATAGCTAAGTCAATAGGATATAAACAGCACGCTTCCGCAAATTACGCTTTAAAAGAATTTGAAAATTTCAGACGCTTTGATAAAATGTATAAATTAATTTCAGATATATTTATTAACGAATTGATTGAAGATTTAAGCCTTTTAGAACTAAAACACAACATATCAAAAAACAATAAAAAAGCAATGCTAGAGTCTAAGTTGAGCTTATTCAAAGAACAGATAGAATTATTAAATAAAGAAACAGTTGCAAGTATTGTGTAAAAGTAGTATATTCGCTTTTAAAAAGTTAAGTAGATGGCTGCACCTAAAGGTAATCAGTTTTGGAAGCTAAGAAGTAAGCATGGAAGAGATAAACTCTTTTCCAGTGCTGATGATTTATGGAAGGCTGCGTGTGAATACTTTACTTGGTGTGATGAGAATCCACTAAAAGAAGAGAAACTTTTTCATTATCAAGGTATAGTTACTAATCATGAAGCCTCTAAAATGAGGGCTTATACTTTGACTGGTCTTTGTCTTTACTTGGATTGTAACGTTGGTTATTTTAATGATTTTGAGAAGAATCTTAAAGAAAATGATAAAGATTTTTCCTTAGTCATTACGCGTATACGAGAAACAATCTATTCTCAGAAGTTCACAGGTGCAGCCGCAGACCTATTAAACCCTAATATTATAGCGAGAGACTTAGGCTTGGTTGATAAAAAAGAGGTTGACTTAGACGACAAGAGAATGACACCAGAAGAAAGAGAAAAAAAAATACAAGCATTAAAAAACAAACTTATTGCTAAGTGATTCCGAAATACTAGAGCTTGAAAAGCTTTTACAAGAGCAAAAAATAGACCTTTTAAATAGAGGTCTTTTTGAGTTTAATGAAGAAACTAATCCTAATTATAAGTTTCTTTACGATGCTATTAAGAATCAAGAATATAACTCTACACATGAATTAGTTAACGGTTATAGAGGGTGTGTATTAGAAGGAAGTTCTCGAAGTGGCAAAACTTGGTCTGGTATTGATATAATTATATTTATTTGCACAATACTAGAAACGAATTGTACTATTAACATTTACAGGGAAACGTACAACGAATTTAAGACAACGCTATACGATGACTTCAAAAGGCGTTTAGATGATTTCGGTTTAGATAATCCGTTTCATCATGCTAAAGACGTTAAGAGTTTTAAGATAGGTAAAAATACTATTTACTTCTTAGGCGATGGTAAGCATGGGGGCGGCTGTGACTATGCGTTTTATAATGAAACAATGTTTATTGACCACGGCGTATTCGACCAATCAGAAATGAGATGTCGTAAGTTTTGGTGGATGGATTACAATCCTAGTTTTACAGACCACTGGGTATTTGATAATGTGATTAGTCGTGACGATGTAGGGTTCTTACGTACTACATTCTTAGACAATCCTTTTATCTCACCACAGGAAAAGAACAAAATACTATCTTATGAGCCTTGGGAAAGTGACACATACGAGGTAACGGATGACGGTGTGTTTTATAACGGTTTGCCTGTTAACGACAAGAACCAACCACCAGCAAACACTAGAAACATAAACAACGGTACAGCAGACGAGTTTATGTGGAAGGTTTACGGCTTAGGTTTAAGAGGTGCAATGAAAGGTGTTATTTATCCGTACATGGAATTTGTAGATGAGTTCCCGCAGTTAGACTATATTTACGGTAATGACTTTGGATTCACTAACGACCCTAACGCATTAGTTAAGTATACAGAGGATAAAGACAATATTTGGTTTGAGTTGTTAGTTTACGAGCCTATTGACAATCCAATTGATTTAGCGGCTACATTTAAAGCATTCGAAGTATTACCCCATAAACCTATGGTTTGTGATAGTTCAGACCGTTACTCTAACGACAAAGGCAGCGTTGAAATGGTTAGAGGTCTTAAAGATAACGGTTATCCCGAAGCGTTTAAAGTTAGTAAGACTCAAGACATGATGTTTTGGATTGGTTCTGTAAAACAAAAGAAAATTCATTGTGTGCGCGATAAGGCTGGACTTTGGCGACACGTTAAGAAAGAGCGTGAGAATTACGTATTTAAAGAGATTAACGGTAAATCTATTAACAAACCGATTGACGGTTACGACCACGCTTTAACAGCTATGTGTTATGGTCACATGGCATGGAATAAGAAAAAGTACGAAATAATTTGGTAGATATTAAAATATTTTGTATAACTTTGCATAAATACAGCTCTTAAATGACTTACGAATACGACGAGATAGTTAGAATTTTAACCAAACACAGCGAAAAGACTGAGCAATGGGTTAAAGACGCACGAAAAAACAACACAACCTTAAAAGCCTTGGTTAATGGTGAGGGATTCCATGACGAACTAATAAAACACATAGAACACTTAGAGAGTAAACAACGTGCGGAAGTAAGACGTAAATATTCTAAAGACATTAGGGATTTGTTTGTTAGGTTAATGAAGAAGCGACAAAATGTATTTGATGCTAATGGTGGTTCTGAGACTAATAATATCACAAGTAAGAAACTTAAAGAAGAGTTTGAAGATAGACTAAATCATTTTAAAGCTAATAAATCACTGTACGCTTACATTTCAGAGAACTACTTTCAATTAACAGACATTGACCCTAACGGTGTTATAATGCTTGAGTATAAAGAAATTGAAGACGATTTTAAATTATATCCGTCTTACAAAAATATTCACGATATAAGATACTACAAGCAAAAAGGACAGTTAGTTGATTATATTATCTTTGAGCCAGTCATTAACGAAAAACTAGATATAAAGACTTGGCGTATTGTCGATGATTTAATAGACTATACGTTTATAGAGGTTGGCGGTCAGTTTATTTTAGATGAAGATAAAACATTTGAACATCCATT